ACGTTTTCATCTTCGTGTACTATATTTACCCAAGGCGCTTCTTTGTATGAATTTAATTGGTCAATTTTTGGTTTGCCTGTCATTTCTGTCATGTCATTTTCATTTCTTGAACTGTATCACATAGTCCTAATTTCTTAGCTTGTTTTGCATCCAACCAAACATCATGTGGCGGAAGCAATTTTTCACGAATCACCTTTTCAGACAATCCAGTACATTTTCTGTAATGATTCAACAACCGGCTTGTAGTTAAATCAAATTCTTTTACTGTCGCAAATAGCTCATGTTCTTTTCCATACGACCCCCATGTATATTGATGAGATAAAATTGATGTATTTGGTGTAAGAATTCTTCTTCCTTTAGTTCCAGTAATGAACATCAAAAGACCACATGACGCAATCATACCCATTCCAATTGTGCGTATTGGAATTTTAGATCCCATCATAACATCCAACAGAGCAAAACACGCATTCAAATCACCGCCAGGAGAACAAATCCCCAAAGTCAACTCTTTGTGTTTCTTTTCTTTAGCAAAATTGGCTGCAATAATCCAATTAATTATCGGATGCATTGATTCCATTGTTACATCCCCCATAAACACATGAAACCCCCTTTGGAATAACTCTGAGTTGGGGTCTGTTGCGCTTTGTGGTTTTTGTCCTTCTTCTTCTGTCATATTTACCTCCATTTCTTTAACATCATTTACCTGAAGCATCATGTAATCCTTTTCCTCCAGTGAACCATCCCGTAACATACATTTTATCACCCTTCAACGGAGGATTGCCTCTATGTAAGTGAGTATATGTTGCTGGCCATATTAATGTTCTTCCTACAATCGGTTCTATACGCATCGACTGATGAAGAAATTCTGTTTCTCCACCTTCAGACGGAACCTGAAGATATGTCATGTATACTATAAGTCTATCTAAATGATTTCCATCATAATTTTCATAATGCCATGTATGATATCCTTCTGATGGCTGGCATTTGTGAATCTTGAAAACATCATTGAAAAGAGGTCCACCATAACTGAAAGAATATCTTTTTGCGTAATCCATAAAACACTCTTTTAAACAATCAAAATATTTATGAACCGGTGGAACCGGATATATGGTGGATGATAATGGCCAAATGTTTGCAGCCTCATCCTTTCTTTCTAAGGGATTTCGTTGAGGATGAAAATCAACATGGTTGGGGTCTTCTATTATTGTTCTTTTGTCTATCGCTTCATCCCAACGTGTTACAAATTCTTCGCATACTTCTACTGGTACGCTGTTATCATAAATTCCTATAAATTCTTTATATTCACTATCCATAATATATTTTCTATTGTATGGGGCTCAAATGGTCAAATAGAACCTCCGGATGTGTTAAGGAACTACGGAGGTTTATGATTGCAGTTCGTCAACTCCGGTCTTTTTATTTATTGAGCCCCAATCAAAATCCATGAGGTTTATCTATATAATATAAAAATTGTAATGATGCACATATGAATACAAGATTTTTCCAGAACCATGTAACATAATATGCTTCAATCAATCCCACAAGTCCACGTCCCAATCTTTACGGAAGTGTTCATGGACAACATGTTTCTGTTTCTTTCGTTTTCTTCTTCCTTCTGCGTCCCTCGCAGCCATTCTAAGGGCTGAAGGTTTTCTATTCAAAAAACTAGGACCATGCCATATTTCTCTAAAACTCATTTTGCTCTTTTCTTTTTCTTTTTTTTGGGGTTCAATCCTTTGGGTTTCTTCCCTATGTTCTTATTGGTTTCTCTGATCATCTGTTCTTCTTCAGCAAACATCATATCTTCATCGTGTTTAGATCTACCATGACTTGCGTTCGAATGTGAGGTTTCTGGCCAACCTGATAACCACGCACAAAATTTAGAATATAGTGACATATTATTTTCCCTTTATATATATTTTATTAAAGTTGGGTAGAGCTCTGGATGTGCGAATGAGAGGTATCACCGAGTGATACGTCATCCCCTAAGTTATGTCTCGTCCTGTGGCGTATACCGGCGGATCCCCACATAACACCTTAAATTTCTCCAGAGTAGAGCATTTGTACCCACAGATACGGTCTACCTCCGTCTGCCCACAAACTGTCATTTACCCAACATACCCTTAATTATACACGATTTTTTCTTCATTGTCAAGTTCTTTCTCTTCATCACCCTCTTTTATAGTCAACATTTTTCTTTTAATTTCTTCATTGTTTCTTATATGAACTTCCCACAATTTATTTTCATCATACACTTTTGCTTGTTCTGCTTGTAATTTAATGGCGAGTTTTAGTCCTTCCTGTGGAGTATCTAACCACTCGCTGTTCCAAGTTCCTTTAACAAAATATCTAGGATTATCATACTCAATTCCTGAATCTTCATTCACCCACCATAAGTGTAACATTCCTATGTAACCAATTTCTTCGTTGGGTGCTTCAAATCCTTGCATAATATGTCTAATTCCCATGCTTGGTAAAAATGGAAATTCTGTTGAGTTATAGAATTTATAACGGAACTGAGTTTCCATAGCATGTCTGAGTTCTTTTTGTTTCATAGTAAATAATAAATTGCTATTAATTCAATTACAATTAATGGAATAATAATTTCAGCTCGAAACCAATGTTCAAAAAGCTTCCCCTTCATCTTTTTCTCCCATTTGACGATAATAGGAGTGTCGCTTACGTTCCTTAGTATTTCCAAGCCATCTATAAGTGGTGCATAACGTACATCTAGGCGAACGCTTACGCCATCCCTTACCCTTACGTTTTCCGACTTTCTTTTTCATATTGATACTACCGGTTCTTCATAATCTTCAAACATAGGAATACATCCTTTGTTTCCCATCTTTTGTCGCCTTTGCCATATCTCTTCACCGACTGATTCCCTAAATCTAATCTCCTTTGTCAACTTGTTCAATAAATTTCTCATTTCTACAGTTGACATATTTTTAATTTCCATTATTTCCATTATATTACCTTTATGTGTTATCAGTATGTATCTCTGAGGTGTACCCGCCCCGACCACTTTGTAAAATATTAGTGTTAACTACTTTAAGGTCTTCTGATCTGTCCAAAAATTTCCATTCTATTTTAGATGGCTTCATCTCTTTAAATTGAAATAATACATCTTGTATTAAAAAATCCGCACAAGAATATACATCAAATTGAATTAATGCTGGGGTTACTTCATCCCAAACATGGATAGCGGCATGACTTGTTTCAATCATCACCACTCCCGTTACTCCACGATTCCCTTCCTTAGAAACATAAGATGCATAAGGTCCTTTAATAATTTTCATTTCTATTACTTTTATTAAATTTCGAAGCCACTTTTTACATTCTTTTTCCGATGTTATCGGCTCATTCACCTCTGCTCGAATTAATAAATGTTTGTGCTGTGGCATTTTGTTGCTTTATCTCCTTGATTCTAGTTTCTATTTCTCTGATATCCTTTCTTATTTCTACACGGTCACTATATGTTTCTTGATAATTTAAAACTTCTTTTAGCATCTTCTTAGCAGATACAAGTTCTTTTAATTCTGTACGCTTTTCTGCTTTAGTTAATATGGTTGGTATTCCATTTACTCGCAATGTTCATTCCTCATCAGGAAAAGCTTTACCATCTTTTGACAAAAATCTATAATATACATTATTGAGTCTTTTTATTTCTTTCTCCAACTCTTCACATTCATTTTTATAGTGGTCACGCTCTTGTTCTAAATCTAAAATATCTTGATCCAACTCTGTATTATGATTCTGCATCTCTGAAATATATATCATTAATTCTTTTTAGTTCTTTTTCTAACTCTTCACACTTGTTTTTATAGTGGTCACGCTCTTGTTCCACTTCTTGTAATTCTGATAGATGATCTTCATGTGAATGATGGGTCACGGTATTCGCCTCATTTCCATCCTAAGTGCTGTTTACCATCTGCAGGGATATCCTTTACAGGCGTGAAACTTTCTCCACACCCACAGACATGCTCATATTTGAGTCTTTTAAATATAAACCCTTGTTCTACTAAATTTCCCACTTTATAATCTACTTCTACATCACCAATTATATCATTAAGTATGTATTCATCTACTACTAAATTAACACCATTTTCTGTAAAAACTAAATCTCCGTCTTCAATTCCATCTTCAAAGTCTAAACTATATTTCCAGCCAGAACATCCACCGGAATTTGCTCCTACTCTTAAATAAGATGTCGCAGGATCTTTCTTCATTTCAGTTACCATATCTTTATAAACAGTTGCAGCTTTCTCTGTTATTTTTAATTCACATCCAAGTTGGTTTTGTATCATTTTGTGTCTCCTCATGTTCATACATGAATGATGTCCTACAGCCACATGAACCTTTGGCTGATGGATTGTTGAATTTTAATCCTCTATCATTTAAATCATCTGACCAATCAATTATAGTATCTTTGATATATAAATGACTCTTTTTATCACATAAAATTCCTAAACCAAATGACTCAAACTCCAAATCAAACTTTCCTTTTCTGGTATCAAAATCTACTGTATAAGTAAATCCAGAACAACCACCGCCTTTAACTCCAACCCGCACTACTGTTTCACCATGCACTTTTTGGTCTTTCATAATACCAACTATTTTGTTAACAGCTTTTTCTGTAAATGATATCATACCATCGTCGTTTGTTCTAGAAAGTTTTTTGAGAGATTCTTCTTTCCATCTAATACCCAACAAACTAATGCGTATCGAACTCCCTTAGTTACCTTTGCTACTTTATGTAATAGACTAGAATCAAAAGAGATAACATCTCCTGTTCCTAATTTAAATGTCTTCTTCCATCCCTCTTCATCATTTCTAATTACGAAATCACCCCCTTCAAAATCATCATTTAATACCAATGAATGGGACTGTACTCGATTGTGGTCATCATGCCATTTATAAAATTGTCCTGCATTATACTCTGTAAATTGTATACCCAATTCATAATTTTTATATTCTTTATTAGTAATGTTTTTAAAATCTTCTTTCAATTCATCACCATATAAAAAAACAGAGGATGAATTTCTATATTCTGGATCAAAAACACTATTAGCTATGACTGATGGCACCACACCCTTAACATGCTGTGTAATTATATCAAAACATCGCTCTTCATCAAAATATGACCTTCTAATTTGCATGTGCCTTCAATGTTTCTACATATTTTGCTATAGCATGATCTAACCCATCTGTTTTAGAAATCAAACCATTATCATTATCTGCACCCCAATCCAAATCTTGACTATCTATAAAAAGTCCTGTATGACTGTAAGGCCAAGGAGGAGTAAAAGGAATAGGATCACTAAGACGAACCACACGCCAATGAGTGGGTTGTCCACCAGACAAAACTTGATCAGAAACTTTTGGTGATCCGTAAGAGTAAATTTGTACATTCTTACCTCTCTTGTGGAGCCACATTCCTATTATTTGTGCA